TACGTTCTCCAACAGTCTCTTTGGTTGGTTGAGTCTGGAACACATGCTTGTATCCCAGAAGATTGTCTTGCTCAGAAATATTCAAAAGATCTGATTTGTAGTTTTCGAGGGCTTTCAGAGTCAATTTCTTGGTGCTCACGACGGTAGAGAAGTAAGCCTCAAGCCCGTTATTCTGGAGAGCACCTTTGACCGGTACTTTTGTCTCCATCGACATGGTTGCCTCATTCAGATCGGAACGGGTGTGGGCAAGAAAAATGATAGATTTGCTTGAAGAGGCCACATTCTTCTGCATCATATTTTTGAAGAATTGTGCGTATTGTGCCCAGCCTCGCATGGTGTCTGCAGATCCAATGACATAGATCGATTCGAACATGTCCATCAGGAAAGTCAGAGTATCGATGACGATAGTATCGTAATCGGAGTTACCTTCGGCATGCTCAAGAGCTTCCGTAATCTGGTAAGGATCTGTGATTGTGTACGATTTGAAGTTGTTCTTGAATGGCAGGCGTTTACCGGCCTCACAATTCAAGTACATGACCTTTTCTTGATTACGGAGACCAGCAAGTGAAGCTGATTTACCTGTGCCACTGGCTCCGGAAATGAGAACAAGTTGGTCGTTAATATCCTGCGACATAACGCATCCTTTGGTTTTTGAGGTGATTATTTCTGGGGCGAATACGACAGTAAACTCTGCAGAGAAAACCATCGTACCGCATCCCGCAACCCGAATTTGGAGAAAACGGTTACGGAGATCCTTGGATTTTCTTAGCAACTGTCACAAGAACTGTGCCGCGCAACTCTTCTGTGCTCAGACCATTAGGAAGCTTCTTGTTGAAGCCAATTACCCGGCTTTCCACGTCCACGTAGGACAAGCCCGAATCTACCAATGCGAGTGCGAACTTTATCATGCTGTTGTTGCGACTGCCACTTGCGAATTTTTGTGCAAACCAGCGTTCCAGATTATCCAGTGATTCCATGCTTATGATGGTTTTGCGATAATGCTCATTCTTGGACGTTTTGGGAACAAACGGTAAGACATCGATGAGATTGCCTCCCAGGTTGAACAGATATTTCCCATTTGGATTGGTCAACCATTTGCGAGAGCGTTGGTTGGCTTCTTCATCAGACTGGAATGGAAGCCACTCGGCAATCTGAGCCATGAAGTCTTTGTAATCATCCTGGTTCAATTTCAATCGATAATTGGTTGGCATGATCAATCTGAACCGCGGATCTGCATCAGTTGAGCGTTTGGTTGTGTAGAGCAGGAAGGTATATTCTTTCAGCAGCTTCTGCACTGTCTCAATACGAGTGCCCCCATCCACATCAATGACGACCATATTGAAGCCCTCGATGATGTTCTCTTCCAATCGGTAATCGTGGTGAAAGTGATGGTTTGCCCAATGCAACCCAGTTTCCTGGGTAAGTAAAGGCAGGTCCGAAAATTTGACAGATTCCGGGCTGTAATGCTCTGCGAAATCATTTGAGTAAGAGAGCGTCAATTCATCCAGGGATGTTTCTTTCAGGGTCTCCCCTGAAAATAACTCAATCCCAAATTCATTGAAGCTCTGTTTGAGCATGATGTGGTGCTTATATCCCCAGGCTGTTGCCATTGTGAGGAGCTCATTCCGAGCAGCTGTACCGCTCTTATAGAAAGGCAGGGCGTCCAGCAGGTCAGCATGTGTAACCTCCGAGCCAACTGCAGCGATGTAACGAGCCAGCTTCATATAGGTCTTCTCACGGTTCAGGACCGATTTGAAAGCAACCCCCGACTCTTCCACCAATTTGATTGCAGCATGCAATTGGAACATGCTCAAAGTTGAGACCTCATCTATGAAGGCAAATGCGCCAGCCAATTTAAGGGCTTTGAAATACCGATGAGACATCTCTGCCTTCTGGATTTCATCATGCTCTGGCATTGCTTCAGCCAGCTTCTCACAATCCATCCGATAAGCCAGAAGCTCTATCGCGACAGCATCTGGCACATCAATGAGCCAATCATGCTTTGAAATGTCAGCAAGGTTTGTGAACAAGGTAGCCCATTTGGTAGCTTTGGTTGAGTTGGTTGGATCCACCAATGCAGCATATTCTTCTGCAGGTGTCCGGCTACCAATATTCTGAATAGGATGGCCCATTCCAAAGAAACAACGACGGGCATAGCCGGTTTCCAGAAAGTCGTAGAATTCCTGTTCTGTCTTAGATCCATTAAGCAATTTAGAGGGAGTCCCGAACAGCAGGGTATTTGCCGGGGTCTTCCCGTGAATTTCCTCTGTACGCTTATTGTCATTGGTGTTCTTTGTGATCTTGGCTTTGATCATCCCTTGGTCATATAGCTCCAGATAAGCATTCAGAGCCTCTGTTGATCCAACCAGGTTAGATCCGATTTCGTCGATCTGAAGATTGATGGATCCACAATTGGCCAGCAAGAGTTTCTGACGGATCTGTTTAATGGCGACATCTGAGCCTTTGTCAAAGACGAAAGGATAGGCGCCGGTTTGTTGGTACTCTTTATTCAATCCATCATATTCGTCGTCTTCCGTACTGTTGTTTCTGGCAGCCCGTTGATTGGCCAGTTTGCGTAAATTACATTCCGCCAAAACTGGTAGAGTATTTTCCACGAAATTGCTTCGGAAGCCTGACAGAATATCATTTTCCATGATGCTGACAGAGAAGCCTTTACCAGTCCCAGATGGAGAAAGTGCGACTGCAAATGCATTGACTGGAATTTCGCCTCTGTCTTGTGTGGAGAGCTTGGCTCGCATTGTGGACGCTACGACTGCAGCGAAATAAGCAACAATCACCCGGAAGAATGGTAGATCTTGATTACGAGTGCGAGTGGCTAATAGGTTTGAAATTTCTGTGATGACCGGGTGGTGATCAACAGTTGTGAGATCAATCGAAGTCATAGCTGTCTTTCTGAGTACAGGAGTCAAAGGCTGCGCAGTAAAGGCAGGCCTTAACTTTTCCAGGAATGGTGAGGACCACGCCTTTACCTTTTTCGGCACAGAACGCATTAGCCTCATGAAGTGTCTTGAAATTCCGTGTGGATCGGCCGGCTGTTTTAGCCGGATCTCCGTAATATTTGAATGCTGGTTCACTGCGCCACAGCTCTTTGTCTGTACAAGGAGGCATATCTGCCTCTTTGAGCGTATGGGCTTTTTCAATGGAATCAAGTTTACGCATGATCCAATTGTCTGTTTCCGAAATGGAGAGCAGATCTACCCGATGTTCCTTCACACGTTGCTGCGGATATTTATCCGGTTGCTGACGGGCCTGCATCGAGGACCAATCTGTGAAAATGAACTGAATATTGATGTGATCTTCTGTGATTTTATCACGATGCAGCCACCTGTAGATGGATCCCTGCAGCTGATAATCCTCATCCTTATTGCCCATGATCCATGAATAAACGGAGGTGGATTTGAAATCCTGAAGAACACCACCAAGCACTAAATCGAATTTGCCCGAGATCACGTAGCCTTTGATTTCACGTTGAGCACGTTGTTCGACCCAGACAGGCAAAGTTTCGTCTGTCATCTCTTCGGGCTTGGGATTGATCCGAATGCGCTCGATGATGTGTTGAGGGTATCCAAGTTTCGCCAAGCACTTTTTGTAGGCGAATTTCCAGGTCTGCTCTATCCCGTCATGGATGCTGTGTCCAAGGCGGGAAGCAACGAAGTCGGCCACATCGGGTGCCACTCTGCTTGCAGCCTCTATACGGCTTCCCAGGACGATCTGACGAACAGGCTTCATCAAGGATGTTGCGGAGATTGACTTATCTCCTGGAATGAAATCGTAGGAATCGTTTGCAAGCCAGAGAGCCAATGGCAAGCTGATGCCGGTTACATTGGAAAGTTGCATCCAGTTTTCCCTTTTTATGAACTGCTACGCTATGGTGTGGTGTGCCTCATTTCAATAAAAAGATTGAAGAGACCAGACCAGAAAAAGCTTTACAGGGTTTCTTTAGCGTCTGGCGCAGTACCAGTGAACTCGGCCGCAGTCATAAGACCAAGGGGACTGATGCTCAGAATGATCACATCCACAACATCTTCTGCAGGGATCTTCATAGTTTCGGACGAACGGTGAATCACATTCTGAATCACTTTATCGATATCGTCTCGGCGTACCATCGGGGCCTGTGTCGCCAAAGTTGCATTGAAATGCCGTTGATTCACAGTGCCATCTTTTTTGAAAAACACCAACATGGTTGTGAGAGAGTGATGCAAAGGAATACCAGGTTTGGCCACTGGTTGAGGTGCTGTGCTATTCTTTGCTTTGGTGTGCTTTGTCATTGGATCGCCTTTTGGGATTGTTGAGAT